TGTCCGGCGCACGCACTCCACCTCACCCGTGGAGAACTCCTTAATTACCAACCTTAGCTTCGTTGGTTAGCTATTAACGCGGGTATGTAATCATTCTGGCAATGCTTAATGCCGCTGCTTTTTCCAGCCTCGTGATATCCTGCTCCAGAGCGGACAGATTTTCAGCCTGCTTAGCCCTGGCTTCATTGGCCCATTTCAGATCCTGCGCTGCATTAATTTTCTGGCGCATCCACTCATAAAGTTCATCATCGGTATAATCTGGCGCGATGATGACGGGTTCTCGTTTCTGCATACTGATTCCTCGCGGTGTTGCTTCGCTTATCAGCCGTTAGATTTTGCCGAGCTGGAAAGCGCCTGTTTAAACTCACTGAAGCTGAGAGCTTCTTCGCCTTCGGCAAGGCCTTCGAAGTATTCTTCGTAAGCCTTTTCCATGATTGTGTCGAAATCCATATCACCCACCTGAATTTCTTTCCAGCCAGCGACGCGCTCCAGATTCGGTTTTAAACGTTTTGCTTTTGGTATACGTCATTGCGGTGAACGTACCGTCCTGGTTGGGGAACACGCCACATACCAGAGATTCGCTGTTGCCAAGATTGATAGTATCCATGCTGACCTCATTTCCCCTTAACGCCGGGGTAGCGGAACAAAAACCTGCTGCATAGTTATTAAAGTTGAACCCTGCCGTCATGTTCTTACGCCTCGGGCTGGCTACTTAACCCCTGACCACTGCCTGGTAACTCGAAGTATTGCCCTGCATTCTGTGGGGCGGGGTGGGTGGCAGGTATATAATGTACTTTGCGTTCATTGTTGTAAAGTACTTTTAGTACATTCTGTGTGTAAAAAAATGAGATGGGATAAAGTGAAGCACAAACCCGGAGGAAGGCGCTACCGGATTTATGCTGGTTTAAGAGGCTTTTTGTTTTTTCTTTCGTGCTAACTCTTCGTAAATTGCATTGTACTTCTGTTTTTTCTCTTCAAGAGTTTTTAAAAGTTCATCTGTCTCACTGTCAGGGAGCTCGTCCAGAAGGTCAATGATGATTTTTTGTCTTGGATTTAACTCCTGATAGAAACGTACCTGTCCACTTTCTTCTGTATCCTCTCCCAAAAGATAGGTTGGTGTTGTTCCTATTAGTGTTGCTAATTCCCTTAATTTCTCCCGGCGAGGAATTGTTTCGCCATTAAACCATTTGCTAACCGCTTTTGGTGTTAATTTCATTCGACGGGCAATTTCTGCCTGCCTTCCATGTTGTTCATAACCAGCGTTTTCACAGGCTAGCGCAAGCCTACTGGCGAACTCTTTACGCGCTTTATCTTCATGAACCATAAGTTCAATGATATTCGCTCTTGAATGTACTGTCAGTTCTGTTATAGCATGTACTCAAAGTTCACATTGTGAGGGTGATATGAACCAGAAAACACTTGAAGATGTAATCAAAACTGTTCGCGTTGCTGTTGTGGCCGACGTTTGTGGTGTCAGCCAAAGAGCAATCTATAAATGGATGGATAACGGAAAATTGCCTCGCACAGAATATACCGGCGAAACAAATTACGCTGAAAAAATCGCTCTTGCATCAAACGGATTATTTTCTGCCGATGCAATTTTAACTATTGGCAGGAATAAAACTACTACGAAAAAGCTGATGGGAGTTGATTCATGAAAATCAAGCATGAACACATCCGCATGGCGATGAATGCCTGGGCGCATCCGGACGGCGAAAAAGTACCGGCTGCGAAAATTACCAAAGCGTATTTCGAGCTGGGAATGACGTTCCCGGAACTGTATGACGACAGCCATCCGGAAGCCTTGGCTCGCAATACCCAGAAAATTTTCCGCTGGGTAGAGAAAGACACCCCTGATGCAGTTGAAAAAATTCAGGCGTTGTTACCAGCGATCGAAAAGGCAATGCCACCTTTGCTGGTGGCCAGAATGCGCAGCCACAGTTCAGCTTATTTTCGGGAGCTGGTGGAGACGCGGGAGCGATTGGTGAGAGACGCTGATGATTTTGTCGCAGTGGCAATCGCCGGTTTCAATCAGATGAACCGTGGTGGCCCGGCAGGAAATGCTGTGGCAGTACATTGACTGACAATAGCCATATCGAATCGCTTCCGGCAACTCGTGAGTAAAAAGATTCGGTATCAGAAGAGGTGAGTATGGCTAACGCCTGGCTCAGATTATGGCATGACATGCCAAATGACCCTAAGTGGCGAACAATTGCCAGGGTGTCAGGGCAGCCAATTGCAACAGTGATGGCAGTGTATATCCACCTCCTGGTGAGCGCGTCACGAAATGTCACGCGAGGTCACATTGATGTCACGACAGAAGATTTGGCAAGTGCGCTCGACGTGACAGAAGAGGTAATTGATTCAATTTTGCAGACGATGCAGGGGCGGGTACTTGATGGTGATTTAATCACTGGATGGGAAAAACGCCAGGTGCTTAAAGAGGACAACGGCAATATTTCGCAAACCGCAAAATCTCCTGCAGAGCGCAAGAGGGCGCAGCGAGAGAGGGAAAGAAAGCAGGAACAAAATGGCGATTGTCACGGCGCGTCACGAAATGTCACGCACATGTCACGACGAGTCACGACAGATAAAGATACAGATAAAGATACAGATCAAGAAGATCAAAACACTATGGTCCATGGCGTAAAAAACGCCACGAACCAGGCAGGGGATGTTCAGACCGTCAATCCTGGTCAGCCAGCAGGCACGACACCGGAAGCCGATTCAGCGTATGCGCTGAAAGCCGATTCGGGCGCTGTGCAGCAGGTGATGACCGCAAGGCCGGAGCAATCACACCAACTGCAGCAGCCTGAAGCCGATTCCGCCATTCAGCGGGAAGCCGATCGGGTAGTCCCGGAAAACACCGGGCAGCCTGTGGGACGAGTAGATTATCCGGATGTGTTCGAACAGGTCTGGCGGGAATACCCGTTGCGTGCTGGGGCAAACCCGAAGAAATCCGCTTTCAGTGCCTGGAAGGCCAGATTACGCGAGGGGGTGCCACCAGAGGCCATGCTGGATGGTGTGAGGCGTTACGCAAGATACCTGGCGGCTACCGGGAAAACGGGAACGGAATTTGTTCAGCGAGCGACGACGTTTTTTGGACCGGACCGGAATTTTGAGAACCCTTGGTTGCTCCCGGTAAGCGGCACGAACAACCAGCGTTGTGTGAATCATATTTCTGAACCGGATAACGAAATTCCGCCGGGCTTCAGGGGGTAAGTGTTAATTTCTGGTCATGAGGTAATTTTCAGGAGGGCTTGTGGCAAAAGTATTTACACAAGAAGAGCGGGAAAAAATTAAGAGGCAGGTTGTTGAACTCGTGCGCCTGAGCGGGCGCGAGACGTTACGACAACTGGAAGCGAAAACAGGTGCGACAAGATATCTGATGAGTGTTCTCGCCAGAGAGCTGGTTGCCAGTGGCGATGTATACAATTCTGGCTACGGGTTATTCCCGTCTGAACAGGCGCGTAAGGACTGGCAAAATGCCCGCAAAAAACTCTCAAGGGCAAAGGTGAAGAAACCTGCAGTGGTTGATCCGGACCTTATCTGGTCGTTACCAGACGGCGAAATACGCCGCTACGACAGGCGCCTGAATATAATCTGTCGCGAGTGCCGGAAGAGCGAAGCTATGCAGCGTGTACTGGCATTTTATCAAGGAAATGTTAGGTATTTTAGACGTTACTAGATTAAAGAGCATTAGTTCAGATGTGAATTGACATTTTCATGGCGCAGGGTAGAGCCAGCGTGGTTGTCCGCTTTGCGTCAAAACCAGATATTACCAGATTTAGACATATATTCCCGATAGCCCTGCTCTGATGCTACACTCTGTGCTATTTTCATGACCCCAATAAAAATATTTATGACTATTGCTGATTTCAAACGGCCTAAATTGGAGCTCCCAAACGGGGCAAACAAACTACTACTGCACTCTTGCTGTGCTCCATGTTCCGGTGAAGTGATGGAGGCGCTTCAGGCCTCGGGAATCGACTACACCATCTTTTTCTACAACCCGAACATTCATCCTCAGAAAGAGTATTTAATTCGTAAGGATGAAAATATTCGCTTTGCTGAACAACACGGCGTGCCGTTTATCGATGCTGATTACGACACCGACAACTGGTTTGAACGTGCCAAAGGAATGGAATGGGAGCCTGAGAGGGGGATCCGTTGTACCATGTGTTTTGACATGCGTTTTGAGCGGACAGCGTTGTACGCTGCTGAAAATGGTTTCAGTGTGATCAGCAGTTCACTGGGCATTTCACGCTGGAAAAATATGCAGCAGGTTAACGAGTGTGGGCGGCGAGCTGTTGCGCATTATCCGGGTATGGTGTACTGGGATTATAACTGGCGCAAGCAGGGCGGCTCGTCCCGTATGATTGAAATCAGCAAGCGCGAAAAATTCTATCAGCAGGAATATTGTGGCTGTGTGTATTCTCTGCGCGATACCAATCTACACCGCAAATCTCAGGGACGCCCTCTTATCAAAATTGGCCAACTCCACTACGGAAAAGAAGAGAAGGAGTGATTTTATGGATCACCTTTCTGATTGATTTCATATTGGCGAGGTGACGTGAGTTAAGTAGAATGGCTGCGGGTGCTTGAGGCTATCTGTCTCAGGCATGAACACTGAAAGGCAGATAGAGAAAAGCCCCAGTTAACATTACGCGTCCGGCAAGACGCTTAACATTAATCTGAGGCTCAATCTATGAACGGCAAATCTAGGTTAGCCTCTTACGTGCCGAAAGGCAAGGAGAAGCAGGCTATGAAGCAGCAAAAGGCGATGTTAATCGCCCTGATCGTCATCTGTTTAACCGTCATTGTGACGGCACTGGTAACGAGGAAAGACCTCTGCGAGGTACGAATCCGAACCGGCCAGACGGAGGTCGCTGTCTTCACAGTCTACGAACCTGAGGAGTAAGAGACTTGGCGAGGGAGAAATCCCTCGCCGCCTCTGATGTGTCAGGCATCCTCAACGCACCCGCACTTAACCCGCTTCGGCGTTTTTTCCGTTGATTAACTCTAGTTATTAGAGAACCGAACTTTTATTGATGGGGCAGGGAGATGAAGAAACTTGTTTTAGTCGCAGGTGTAATGATTGCAACAGTAATGTTGGGAGGGTGTGCAGCAAAGGTCGATCCAGCGTTGAAAGCAGAAGCAATGAAGCCACTAACATGTAATGATGAAAAGCAATGTGACTTTTATTGGAAACGAGCGCAATTCTGGTTGGCTAATAATTCCTCATGGAAAATTCAAACGGCGACAGACACGCTAATTTCCACTTATAATCCCTCTCCAAATAGTCCATTCCTCGCTTATCAAGTGAGTAAAATGCCAAATGAAGATGGATCCTCAAGAATTTTCATCAAGCCTTTTTGCGATAATATGTTTGGCTGTCAACCAAACCCCTATCAGGCAGTTGTTTCCTTTAAAAACTTCGTTAAAACAGGGCAGTAGTGTATAGCTTGGACGATAAATTATTAGTGAAAACGCCGTAAACCCTCACCCAATGTGGACTAAGCCTATCAAACATGACTGTGATGATTAGTCCGTAGTTGTTGCCTATGAAATCTGGATTGAGTCAGGGTTTAATCCAATAATTATTCTATCGTTCCTTTACAAGTCCGGTATATTACTTTCAGTTTGTTTTAGCATACCCGCTTCGGCGGGTTTTGTTTTTTCCTGGCATTCTGGTTTACAATTCGCACGCCAGCCTGAACAACTGGCACCTGCTGCGCCAGCAGAGACAACCGATGGCGCACGATACCAAATTACACAATTCTAATGATTCTGCCGTCTTTGCCAGCAGGCGCGGACGGCGTTTTCACGTATTCAAATCAGACTGGTTCCAGCATCCTCCATGCACTGAAGAGCAGGCGGAATGGATAATTCAGTGTTACCGCAGGCGCGGATACGAGGTTAAGAAAGCCCTCAGCCTCGATTATCGTCACTGGATAATCTATGTCAGGCTCCCTTATTCCGAACGCCCACCGCGCCCATCCCGCACATACCAGCAACGGATCTGGAGGTAACGTGCGGATATTACTTCGACCTGTTCTGGTACCGGAACTTGGGCTGGTGGTCCTTAGGCCGGGCCGTGAATCCATGCAAGTATTTCATAACCCTCGAGTGCTGGTGGAGCCTGAACCGAAAAGCATGCGCGGTCTGCCGTCCGGAGTCGTCCCTGCCGTTCGCCAGCCGCTGGCGGAGGATAAATCATTACTGCCATTTTTCAGCGATGAGCGGGTGATTCGTGCTGCTGGCGGCGCTGGGGCACTGTCTGACTGGCTGTTGCGTCATGTCAAATCCTGCCAGTGGCCTCATGGTGACTATCATCACAGTGAAATCGTCATACATCGTTACGGTACCGGCGCGATGGTGTTGTGCTGGCACTGCGACAACCAGTTGCGTGACCAGACATCCGAATCACTCGGGCAACTTGCTCATCAAAACCTGTCAGCATGGATGATTGACGTCATACGCCATGCAATGAATGGCACGCAGGAGCGGGAATTGTCGCTGGCTGAATTATCCTGGTGGGCGGTCTGCAATCAGGTGGCGGACGCGCTTCCGGAGGCAGTATTACGTCGTTCTCTGGGGTTACGTGCGGAAAAAATCCGCTCCTTGTACCGCGAAAGCGACATCGTACCGGGAGAGCAGACCGCCACCAGCATACTGAAGCAGCGCACAAAAAATCTTGCGCCGTTGCCTCATGCCCACCAGCAAAACCCGCCACAGGAAAAGACGGTGGTCAGCATTGCCGTTGATCCGGAGTCACCGGCTCAGTATCTCCAGCGCCAGAAACCACAACGGGAAGAGATGCCTGTATACACGCGTTGGGTAAAAACGCAGAAATGCATGACGTGCGGTAATCAGGCAGATGATCCGCATCACATCATTGGTCATGGACTGGGAGGGATGGGAACAAAGGCTGATGATTTGTTTGTTATTCCGCTGTGCCGTAAATGTCATAACGAACTGCACGCCGGGGTAAAAGATTTTGAAGAAAAACACGGCAGCCAGCTGTTGTTGCTGATTCGTTTTTTAATGCACGCGAGAAATTCGGGTGTCCTGAAGTGGAAAGCATGAATGACTGAACGCATAGAATTTGTTTTGCCTTACCCGCCGACGGTGAATACCTACTGGCGACGTCATGGCAATACGTATTTCATCTCGGAGGCCGGAAAGCGTTATCGCCATGATGTGGCGCTAATTGTTCGCCAGCAGCGGTTGAAATTAAACCTGTCCGGAAGGCTGGCGATAAAGATTATTGCAGAGCCACCGGATAAGCGCCGTCGTGACCTGGACAATATCCTGAAAGCACCACTGGATGCGCTGACGCATGCCGGACTACTCATAGATGACGAGCAGTTTGATGAAATCAATATTGTGCGCGGTCAGCTCGTTCCTGGTGGGCGGCTGGGGATAAAAATCACAGAACTGGAGTGCGCATGAATAACCAGTATTTACAGTTTGTGCGTGAGCAGCTCATTATCGCCACCGCTGATTTGAGTGGGGCAACAAAAGGTCAGCTTGAAGCCTGGCAGGAGAATGCCATGTTCGATACAGGGCGTTACAGGCGTAAAAAAATCCGGTACCGAGATGAAGTGACCGGAAAAATGATTACGCGGGATAATCCACCAATCCCGGGGAAACAATCGCTGGCGAAGGGGACGTCAATTCCTCTGGTCAGTCCGGTTGAGTTTTCGACATCATCGTGGCGGCGGGCTGTTCTGTCTCTTGAAGAACATCATAAAGCCTGGTTGTTGTGGTGTTACAGCGGGAGTATTTGTTGGGAATATCAGATCGCGATAACACAGTGGGCGTGGAATGAATTTAATACTCAATCCGGTACCAGAAAAATTGCAGGGAAAACGCAGGAACGCCTGAAAAAATTAATCTGGCTGGCGGCGCAGGCATTAAAAGCAGAACTTTTTGGTGGGGAAGGTTATGAATACCAGGAGCTGGCATTACTGGCGGGAGTGACAACTAAAAACTGGTCCAAAACATTTACTCGTCACTGGGTTGCAATGAAACACATTTTTCACCGACTTGATAGTGAGGCTTTATTGTTTGTAATGAGAACACGTTCAAAACAAAAGGCGGCATTTTCAAAGCAAAGTGTTGCAAAAGTAGATTGAAAGGCATATATTTCATGCAAATCTGATATTTTGCCGATTTTGTACGTGATGGCAAAAGCAAACAAAACCCGCCCACAAGCGGGTTTTTTGTGCCACTTATCTCGGATAGACATGGTGAATGCGCTGGTGGAGGAGATAAGGGTGATTTTTGAATGCTTGCAACATTGATTTCGTAACGTTATTATCCTGCGCCCGGCCCTTTAGCTCAGTGGTGAGAGCGAGCGACTCATAATCGCCAGGTCGCTGGTTCAAATCCAGCAAGGGCCACCAGCCGCCACTAGCTCATCAGGAAAGAGCGTCAACCCTTTAAGTTGAGTGTGCGAGGTTCGAGTCCCCGATGGCGGTCCAGTGCCGACTTAGCTCAGTAGGTAGAGCAACTGACTTGTAATCAGTAGGTCACCAGTTCGATTCCGGTAGTCGGCACCATATGCGGGCATCGTATAATGGCTATTACCTCAGCCTTCCAAGCTGATGATGCGGGTTCGATTCCCGCTGCCCGCTCCAGTTAGAGTCTTTCAGTCTGCGATGATGGGAAATCCCGGAGTGACTGAAAGACGTTTAAGTTATGAATGATCGCTTTTTTTTGCAAAATTGCTGTGCAGAAATACTAACCTTCGGGCAGGCGATCATTCATAAGCACTCTGCTTTTATTCCGATTAACTGTGGGTGGTTTGTTGGATAGAGTGCTTTCCTTACTGTATATATTGTTTCGCCCGCTTTTGCGGGCTTTTCTTTTCAAATCCCTTTCATTTCTCAGTGTAAAACTACGCCATCCGTTATTTGCGGAGGTGAGGCTATGAAATCCATGGACAAAATTTCAACGGGCATTGCCTATGGCACCTCCGCAGGCAGTGCTGGCTACTGGTTTTTACAGTGGCTTGATCAGGTCAGTCCGTCACAGTGGGCTGCGATTGGTGTGCTGGGGAGTCTGGTTCTGGGCTTCCTGACTTATCTGACAAATCTGTACTTCAAAATCAGAGAAGACAAGCGTAAGGCTGCACGGGGAGAGTAATTCAATGACTCAAAACTATGAACTGATTGTGAAAGGGATCCGCAATTTTGAGAATAAAGTTACGGTAACTTTAGCGTTACGGGACAAAAAACGCTTTGACGGTGAAATTTTTGACCTGGACATCTCGCTGGACCGTGTTGAAGGTGCCGCGCTGGAGTTTTATGAGGCAGCAGCCAGAATGAGCATCAGACAGGTCTTCCTGGATGTTGCTGCCGGGTTATGTGAAGGGGATGAGCAGTCGCCGGAAAAGCGCCCCGTAATTTTAGAGGCGCAGAATGTATGGATAACCTACAAAGGAAAGCTACCGGGAAGAATTACTGGTTCTCTGAAGACTCCTCCGGAATCACAACCTTAAGTCACTGACCGGAACAGATAAACCTGTCCGTGGGCAGAAACCGATAAATCCTGATAAATATCCATGAACGCAAAAATCAGATACGGCCTGTCGGCTGCCGTTCTGGCACTGATTGCCGTCGGTGCGCCCGCGCCTGATATTCTCGACCAGTTTCTGGATGAAAAAGAAGGTAACCACACAACGGCATACCGCGATGGGTCCGGCATCTGGACCATCTGTCGGGGTGCCACGATGGTGGATGGAAAACCCGTTTTTCCCGGTATGAAACTGTCGAAGGAAAAATGCGACCAGGTCAACGCCATTGAGCGTGATAAGGCGCTGGCATGGGTGGAGCGCAATATTAAAGTACCACTGACCGAACCACAAAAAGCGGGTATAGCGTCATTCTGTCCCTATAACATTGGCCCCGGTAAGTGTTTCCCGTCGACGTTTTATAAGCGGCTGAATGCCGGTGATCGTAAGGGCGCATGCGAGGCGATTCGCTGGTGGATAAAAGATGGTGGGCGCGATTGCCGCATACGTTCAAATAACTGCTATGGACAGGTTATTCGTCGTGACCAGGAAAGCGCATTAGCCTGTTGGGGGATAGAGCAGTGAGCAGAGTCGCCGCGATTATTTATGCTTTGGTTATCTGCATCATCGTCTGCCTGTCGTGGGCGGTCAATCATTACCGTGATAACGCCATCGCCTACAAAGAACAGCGTGATAAAAAAGTCAGTGAGCTGAAGCAGGCGATCGCCACCATCGCTGACATGCAACAGCGTCAGCGTGATGTTGCTGCACTCGATGCAAAGTACTCGAGAGAATTAGCCAATGCGAAAGCTGAAAATGAAACTCTGCGCGCTGATGTTGCCGCTGGTCGTCGTCGGTTGCACATCAAAGCAGTCTGTCAGTCAGTGCGTGAAGCCACCACCGCCTCCGGCGTGGATAATGCAACCAGCCCCCGACTGGCAGACACCGCTGAACGGGATTATTTCACCCTCAGAGAGAGGCTGATCACTATGCAAAAACAACTGGAAGGAACCCAGAAGTATATTAATGAGCAGTGCAGATAGAGCTGCCCATATCGATGGGCAACTCATGCAATTATTGTGAGCAATACACACGCGCTTCCAGTGGAGTATAAATGCCTAAAGTAATAAAACCGAGAAATCCATTTACGAATGTTTGCTGGGTTTCTGTTTTAACAACATTTTCTGCGCCGCCACAAATTTTGGCTGCATCAACAGTTTTCTCCTGTCCAATTCCCGAAACGAAGAAATGATGGGTGATGGTTTCCTTTGGTGTTACTGCTGTCGGTTTGTTTCCAACAGTAAACGTCTGTTGAGCACATCCTGTAATAAGCATTGCCAGAGCGGCAGAAAACAACATTTTTTTCATCTTATTATCCTGCATTGTTAAAAACGGCAGAATCCTATGTGACAACAATTAAACGATAGTTAAATGGATTGATGAAAATTAAAACTATATAGGTGGATGCTCAGCCTATTGGAGGTAGTCAGGATTTGAATGTCAGTCTGTTGTCGGCATTCTGGCAATGCAATTTGGATAAAGCGGGGATTAAAAAGATAGAGGCGAGCCGGTCAGGTAGAAATGAATCAGGCTCAAAGTGAAGCGGAAAAGGTCTGTGGCACAAGCTGATGCAGCCATAATTACAGCCTGATGATTTGTGGAATGAAACATGTTGAACCTCCTTAATTGATGTTATTCGAGTGATGAAGGCATTCTGTCCTTCTATAGTGTCCAGTAAATCAAACAGGAAACTTGTCCAACGTGTTGGACAAGCCTCTCCATTAGTGAGTTGTATTGATCACAACTCTACAAAGAATTCATTACTGGGTAGATGAAAATAGTTTCACTATGAATGGAGGAGGCTATGTCGGTGGCTTCTTCATTGGAGTACATATGCCCCCACGAATCCCACGCGCCTGCCGTAAGCGTGGATGTGCAGGTACAACCACAGACAGTTCTGGTTACTGCGATAAACATCGTGGCGAAGGATGGGTACAGCATCAACGCGGACTGAGCCGCCACCAGCGTGGCTATGGCTCGAAATGGGATGCCATACGTGCGCGCATACTGAAGCGTGATAATCATCTGTGTCAGAACTGCCTGCGCAATGGGAGAGCCGTTGAAGCCAGAACTGTGGACCACATCATTCCGAAAGCTCATGGTGGCACGGATGCAGACAGTAACCTGCAGAGTCTGTGCTGGCCCTGTCATAAAGCAAAAACAGCGCGCGAACGCATCAATTGATAACAGTTCCCATCTGTAGGGGAGGGGCAGGTCAAATCTCTGCAACCCTGGCTGCTCAGTACCGCCGCCTGACCTTTCCTCGCATCGCCGCAGGTTCGAAAACTTTTTTTTGGAATGTGATTAAATGATTGATAGGTAAAACCGATTATGTCTGGACCCCCGAAAACCCCGCCACGCCTGCATTTGATACGAGGTAACCCCTCAAAGCGGCCAGTTAAAGACTCCAAAAAAACCGCTAAAAAGGATGAAAAAGGTCTCCCTAAAATTCCGCAACATTTAGGGGCGCAGGGGAAGTACTGGTTCAGGCGAATGGCGGAAGAGCTGAATGCGGAAGGGATCATTTCTCAGCTCGATGCACGTGCGCTCGAGTTACTGGTGGAAGCCTACACCGAATACCGGCATCACTGCGAAATACTCGATGTTGAGGGTTATACCTACCGCACGGAAACGCAGAATGGCGATGTGCTGATCAAGGCACACCCGGCTGCTGCGATGAAGGCTGATGCCTGGAAGCGGATTCGGGCGATGCTTGCAGAGTTTGGTATGTCACCGGCAAGCCGGGCGAAAGTAAATACCGCCGGACCGGATGATGTTGATCCGCTGGCAGAGCTTTTAAAAGCGAGAGACTGATGGCAAAAGTGGCTGACGGGATCCGCTACGCCGAACGTGTTGTTGCAGGAGAAATTGTTGCTGGCGAATTTGTCCGTCTGGCCTGCCAGCGTTTTCTTGATGATCTGAAGTACGGCGAAGAGCGGGGGATTTATTTCAGTGAACCTCGTGCACAGCACATCCTTAATTTCTACAAATTTGTACCCCATGTGAAAGGGGCGCTGGCAGGTCAGCCCATTGAGTTGATGGACTGGCATGTGTTTATCCTCATTAATATTTTTGGTTTTGTCATTCCGCTGGTGAATGAAGAAACCGGGGAAGTTGTCATGCGCAGCGATGGCAGTGGACGCCCGGTGATGGTGCGCCGGTTCCGGACAGCATACAACGAAGTTGCCCGTAAAAACGCAAAATCAACCCTGTCATCGGGTATCGGTCTGTATATGACGGGGGCAGATGGTGAAGGCGGGGCTGAGGTGTATTCAGCCGCAACCACGCGTGACCAGGCCAGAATTGTGTTTGAAGACGCCAAAAATATGGTCAGAAAAGCCCGGTCGACACTCGGGCGGTTGTTTGATTTCAACAAGCTGGCGATTTACCAGGAGCAGAGCGCATCAAAATTTGAACCGCTTTCCTCGGATGCAAACAACCTGGACGGTCTGAACATCCACTGCGCCATTATTGATGAGCTGCATGCTCATAAAACCCGTGACGTGTGGGACGTTCTGGAAACGGCAACCGGTGCCCGTCTGCAGTCTCTGTTATTTGGCATCACCACGGCTGGCTTTAACAAGGAAGGGATTTGCTACGAGCAGCGCGATTACGCCATTAAGGTATTGCGAGGCTATAACAGCGACGTGGAGGGCGCGGTAAAAGACGACTCCTACTTTGCGATCATTTACACGCTCGATGAGGGAGATGATCCGTTTGATGAAACGGTCTGGCAGAAAGCGAATCCTGGCCTGGGCATCTGTAAACGCTGGGATGATCTGCGTCGTCTGGCGAAAAAAGCGAAGGAGCAGGTCTCTGCGCGGGTGAATTTTTTTACCAAACACATGAATGTGTGGGTCACTGCCGAATCTGCCTGGATGGATATGATTAAGTGGGAGAAGTGCGAATACATTGCTCCACAACATGAGCTGAAAACATATCCCATGTGGGTCGGCGTAGACCTTGCTCATAAGATTGATATCTGTGCGGCGGCAAAACTCTGGCGAACCGATAACGGACATGTTCATGCTGATTTTAAATTCTGGCTTCCGGAAGGACGGCTGGAGCGATGCTCGCGGCAGCAGGCAGAACTTTACCGGAAGTGGGCGGAGATGGATAAGCTCATCCTGACGGATGGTGATGTTATCGATCATGCTCAGATAAAAAGTGACTTACTGGAATGGATTGGCGGTGAAAACCTCAGGGAACTGGGATTTGACCCGTGGAGCGCAATGCAGTTCAGCCTGGCACTGGCTGAAGAAGGGATACCGCTGGTGGAGGTTCCGCAGACGGTCCGCAATCTGTCAGAGGCCATGAAGGAAACGGAATCACTGGTTTATGCCGGGCGTTTCCATCACAGCAATCATCCGGTCATGAACTGGATGATGTCTAACGTTACGGTAAAACCGGACAAAAACGACAACATCTTCCCGAATAAATCCACGCCTGAAGCCAAAATCGACGGCCCTGTTGCGCTTTTTACGGCCATGAGCCGCTTTCTGGTAAATGGCGGGGGCGTGAATGACTTTCTGTCCACGCTTGATCCTGATGAGGACCTGTTAATTCTGTGAAACAGCTTATTACCTAGATTCTACGTCAGTACTTCAAAAAGCATAATCAAAGCCTTGATAAATATGCATTCCTTCGAAATTCAGCTTTCACCCATTGGGTGAAAGAAAAGTGCTCAAAAATATGTTAAATTATCAGCTT